GCCAACATACACCATTTCATAACCGCTATAGGGCGCGTCCATCCGTTGGGACGCGCTGAGTTTCTTGCCAAATACAGCGGCGCGCGGCGGGCGAGGTACACCCGCGCAGCCGACAAGTGGCCTTCAACGGAACCCGAAGGACTCTCTGCAGCAACTGGGTTCGTTAAGCTGCAGCGCATAAACCCCGAAGAGAAGATTGATGCAGATCCGCGCATCGTCAATTTTCGGAGATATGAGCAAGCCTTCGCTTTGGGCAGGTTTATTCGCCCAATTGAGGATCGTTTCCTTGATTTAGCAAAAGGAAATTTTTGGGTCTTCCGCGGTCCGTGGCTAGCCAAGAAGCGTGATTTGGTTAGCCGCGCTGCTGATATAAGGGAGCAGTTTGAATCCATCCCAAACTGCGTTGCACTATCCCTAGATGTTTCACGTTATGAGGCGCACATCAGTCCTGAACTGATGAGTTTGGAGCATGCCATCTACAGGGCTGCTTGTCGTGACGGAGAATTTCGCAGGTTGTTGAAGGCGCAATCCAAGTCTCAAGGATCCATGGATGCCGGCCTTAAGTATCGTATGAAGGGTAGACGACTCAGCGGTGATATGAACACCGCTTGTGGGAATGCTATCCTGATGGTGCTTATGGTCGGTACTGTGATGGAGGGACTAGGCTATGACTTCCGCATCTACGATGATGGAGATGATTGTCTTTTGATGGTGCCGGCAGCAGTTGCTACAACTGTTGCCAACACCGTGGTGCGTGAGTTCCTATCTTTTGGAGTTACACTGAAGGTAGAGAACAGAGCGCACCAATTGGAGGACATCAAGTTCTGTCAAGCGCACCCAGTTTACTGGGCGGATGGGCGGGGGGTGTTGGCTGCTGATCCTATCAAGCAGCTCTCGCAGATGTACTCCGGCGTCAAATATGGCCGGAGTCACGTTCTGGACACTCGCCTCGCCCATACCACCGCCCAAGGGTTGCTCTCCGTTTACGCAGGCGTGCCTGTGGTTGGGGCTTACCACCGTATGGTCTTAAGGGCAACGCTTGCTGCAGGCAGGCGTCGCGCGGTTCAGGACCGCAACTTTGAGTTTTTTGAGGCCCTCAACGGTGGTGTACATGATACTCACAGTGTTGATGATTCGATGCGCATTTCTTACTACAGGGCTTATGGGGTTACACCGACAGATCAAAGGCGGTTGGAGGACAGCTTTGATCGTACAGATTTGTACTTTGGACCCTATAAGTCTATCGGTAAGTCCTTTGACGCCGATACGTGGGCACGTGTTGATACGTGTGGAACCGACACGGTCCCCCTTCGAGTTGGAGAAGGGTGATAGCTCGCGTTGTAGTCCGGGACCCCCTGGCGGTGGGGGCGAGCTTGTCGCGAGCGGAACTGCGACCGTGGTAACTTGACACGTTAAAACTAATCCGAGATATCAAGTGGGACTCGGTTTGTTGGGGTCGTTAACTGCCTGTGGCAGTTGACCCTGTTCCCC